GTCTTTAGCAGGAGAAATTGACATTGGTGTTCCTAGAGCTTTTGTAAACTCTTTGAGTATTTCACCTATTTGATTTGTGTTTAAAGACTTCTTAAAAAACTCCAAAACCTCCTGATAGTTCATGCCCAACTCAGACCATCCAATTAAATAATTTATAATCCTGTCTTTAATGTCTAATGGATATGGAACACCCTTTGGTCTTGCAAATCTATGAATCCATTTCAACCAAGATAAGCATATGGCCTTTCCACCATTCTGCCTTGTTTTTTCTTGAATGTATCCTTCTTCACCACCAAAACCACGGAAGTTAGAATTAAATTTTGGCCAAACATCTTTCCTCATGCAAAATAATCCTAGACCCTGCATAGGTATTTCAAACTTTTCTTGAGTTAAATGCCTAGAATCTGTTTCCCAAGTTCCATACATTTGTCCACGCCACTCAGGTTTAAAGTGAGTCGATATATTTTTTTGATCATCGTAAAGCAATGGTCCTTGAATTAAATCCTTAGTGTCAATGTTTGCGTAAATATATTCTTTTAGTTTTTTAACAGCATCTTTAACCAATAAAACATGACAGTCAATACACATTACAAATTTGCCAGTTGCTACTTCAAACACATGGTTTCTTGAAGCAGATGTTCCAACTTTATCTGGCCTGTGAAAATATTTTACACCAAGAGCATTGCAAGTATTTGCTGTGTCTTTGCAAGATTCTTTTTTGGTATCAACTACGACTAACTCTACATCTTGTAAATCTTGATATGCTTTTAAAGCTTCTAAAGTGAAATAAACCCCATCAAAATCATCGTATGTGGCCATGCCAATTGTAAGAATCATATTTCCTCCTTCTATTTCCTAAAACAAAAAGGCTGCTGTACCTTTATATGATACAACAGCCAATATTTATGATCAATCCTTTTTTAACCTTCTTTTGCAATAAATCGAGCACCACTTGTGGCACAAATAATGTTAACAGTAGAAGACGGAACAAAAACACTATCAAAGATTAAATTGCCACTTGCTGGTATTTTAAAAGAAGAAGTAGTGTTTGCTGGTACTCCAAAATCTACATACATAGCATTTGCTGACTCATTTTGAAAATATAAATAATGCCTGTCATCATTAGTAGAAAATATTTGCTGACTTGTATTAGAAGCGAGTATGGTTGAAGAACCATCTGCAAAAACTGCTGGTCTTGAAATATCAACAACTGGAATACCAAAACTTTTTTCAACATATGGATAATCTAGAGTGTTTGATACTGTAGCTCTTCCTTCGCTAACATAATTAATTATTTGACCACTTGGATTTCCTTCAGTGGGATTAATTGTTGAATAACCATTTACTATGCCAGCACCAATAATATGAATTGTTCCCATGAAAAAACCCTCGTTATTGAATAAAGTTTCTACCATCTCTACTGTAAGGATAGTACGCCATATCTCTAAAGCCAGCAAAAACTCTGAATGGAGTCATAATGGCTGCACCAGCAATTGTTCCATTTCTGTTTGCCTGATATTCTAGCTTAGTGTCATCATATACTGAACACCAGCCCTTTTCAAGCAATCTAAGCCTACCATCCATTGAGCCACGAAGATCAATAGAAGAACTACCATCTCTAATAGCAATTCCTTGACCAACAGATTTTCTAGTTTCTCCACGATCTATTAAACACGCTGCTTTTATACAAACTAAATTTATAAAATTTTCATCTCTAGTTGATTCTCTATCTACTGGACTTGGTTCAATAGTTAAAGCTTGAATATCAACTCTAAACTTACTAGGAAAATTTAATTCATTTGTAACTAATTGAGCAGCTACTGCCAAAACTTGCGTAAGTCTTTTGTCATTATATGTTTGTGGCGATGAAAGATCGTCTATCAAAACCCTTAACAGTGTTATGAATTCTGCTTGCCAGTACATAATCACCTCGTTATTTAGTAATAATTACAACTAATAATACACCGTATTCTAATCAGTAAATGGTGGAACGATTATAATATTGCCAACTACTAGGGTTATTATGTGACCATTTGACAAAACTGACCTAAATTCATAAGACCATCTACCAGCACCAATTTGTTGTAGTTCTTCATTGCTCAACTCAACTCTTAATGATGTTGTATTAAGCAATTGTGCTACCTTAGTAAATGTTGGCATTGAATCAATTATGAAACTAGTAGAAGAGCCAGTTAAATCTGGCCAATTTACAGAGGTTATATCTATAGATCTAGATTCTGCAACTAAATAATCATCAGTTAATCTTAACTCTATAGGATCTGCTGGATTAATCGGTATTGGATTTGTCAGTGTAGGAACTCCAGTTCCAGTAGAACTACACCTTGTGCTAACTTTAACATCTATATTTTCATACTCTTCTGGATTAATAGCTAAAGCACCAAGAAATTCAATCCCGCAATAAAATTTGATAGCACCTCTAAAAGATGCTGGTATTGTTGGAGTAAATAAAAAGTAGCCATTAGTTAAATTTACAAATCCAGTTGTATATGGAGTACTATAACTTGTTCCATTTCCGTTTATTAATTGTGCAGACAAAGTTGTACAATTTTCGTATTTTTTCCCAAAAGATAAGCTTATACCCATTTCAAATGCCATGTTAATCTCCAAAAGCAGGAGTTATAATTAAATTCCCAATGGTCAATGTCACAATATGCCCACTTAGAAAAATTGCCCTTATTTCGTAAGACCATCTTCCAGCACCAATAGTAGATAATTCAAGATGACCAAGCTCTAATCTAATTGTGGTTGTATTTATAGCTAAACAGTTTTTAACAAAGTTTATTTTACCATCTACAAAAAATAAAATTGTTAAATTATTTAATACTGGATAATCATTAGATACAAAATCTATAGCTCTTCCATCTATGTCATAGTAATCATCAGTAAGCCTTATTTCTATTTGATCGCCAGCGTTGTACTTTATTGAATTTATATTTGGGGCTAATGTTGTCGTAGTCGTAGTGGGCGAAACTGTTGTGGTGGTCGTTGTAGGTGCTGAAGTAGTCGTTGGACTAGCGGTAGTTGTAGTCGTTGTAGTAGGTGCTGCTGTCGTAGTTGTAGTGGTTGGTGCAGCAGTGGTTGTAGTAGTTGTAGTAGTTGTAGTAGTTGTATTTGGATCTGAAGTCGTTGTAGTGGTATTTGGGTCTGTAGTTGTTGTGGTTGCTTCAATCACATCAACCGTAAATGCAAAAGATGAACCATCATTCATGTAAAAATTTATTACATATGTTCCAACTGGAGGCGATATGAATTTATAATAAGCAAAATTATCAGATACACATGGATATTCTTGTTCATTTAAAAGATAGAATTTACTTCCAATTGTACCAGTAGTAACAAACTCCATTAAGGCATATTGATTATTTACCCTTTCATATATGCCATATGTGTTTTCTGGAGAAGGCAATGGATACCAAGGCCACTGAGTAACAGTGCTAAAATTTTCACTATTTATATTTACTTGATATATATCCCTAACCCTAAATTTAAGCTCTAATGTTTCTGAAATACCTATAGTAAACGATGTTTTAGGTGGAATTTCATCTTGATCAAAGTTATTTGGATCTACCCAATGAGCTAAAGAATAATCGCATTGTGGATTTGATGTTGTGCTAGTTGTAGTTGTGGTAGTCGTTGTAGTTGTGGTAGTCGTTGTAGTTGTGGTAGTCGTTGTAGTTGGAGCAGGAACACAAACACCATTTACACAATCTGGATAAGATTCTGGAGGACAATTATAACCACATGATCCACAATTATATTTGTCGCTTAGTATATCTATACATATTCCATTGCAACACGCTTCTCCTGCACCACAAACTATTCCACAATCACCACAATTATTTGTGTCATCTTTAAAATCTATTATTGTTCCATTGCAACATTTTTGAAAACTAGTAACAAGAGATGGATCTGGAAGACATTGACCTTGGCAACAAACATTTGGTGAAGCACAATAAGTGCCACATGAACCACAATTAAATGGATCTGACTCTAAATCTGCACAATAATTTGTAAAAACATCTCCATTTTGCGAACAACAATCTTGACCGCTTGGGCAAGCATTTCCACATGAACCACAAGTTGATCCAGATCTACCAGACACCAGTTGTCCATCACAACAAATCATTTGATCAACGCCAAATATGTTATAACAATTTCCACCACAACAATCCCAACCTGGTTCAAAACCACAAAAAACCCCATAACATGGATCAGGATTTGTAGTCGTTGTAGTCGTTGGACTAGCGGTTGTAGTCGTTGTAGTCGTTGGACTAGCGGTTGTAGTCGTAGTAGTTGTTGTAGTTGGTGCTGAAGTAGTCGTTGTGGTAGTTGGACTAGCGGTTGTGGTCGTTGTAGTCGTTGTAGGTGCTGAAGTCGTAGTAGTTGTTGTAGTTGGTGCTGAAGTAGTCGTAGTAGTTGGTGCTGAAGTAGTCGTTGTGGTTGGACTAACGGTTGTGGTTGTTGTAGTAGGTGCTGAAGTAGTCGTTGTGGTAGTTGGACTAGCGGTTGTAGTCGTAGTAGTTGGTGCTGAAGTAGTCGTAGTAGTCGTTGTTGGACTAGCGGTTGTAGTCGTTGTGGTTGCATTTGGATCTGAAGTCGTTGTTACATAAGAATAACAAGGAGATTCAAAAGACTCATAAAACACAGTTCCATCATCAGTAGGAGAATCACAAATGCATGATTGAATACAATCTTGTAGTTGATACCAGTAGCCTGCTGGCCCCATCCATTCCCAAGTACAACCACCAAAACATGTTGTTGTTTCAGTACACACACCGTCTTTACATCTATATGGTGCAACACACACATTCCCACATGATCCACAATTATCATCATCAGACGATCCGGGGTTTCCTAGATTCCAATAGTCAAGAGAAATTGATCCATAAATACCATCACCATTAACATCGCAGCAGACCGTACCTTCTGGCACTGAATCACCACAAGATGCACAATTTTCATCTGTTCCTAATGGAACACAAGATCCATAGCAACATGCTTCTCCTTCCGCACAAATTATTCCACAACCACCACAATTGTTATTGTTAAATAACAAATCTGTACATTCTATTGATCCACCACCAGTAAAATTAGGACAACAATCTTCTTCAGGTGATGGCAAACATGCATCTCCACACTCACTACAATTATATCGATCTTTAGGTCTACAATTTCCAGCACAATTCCATTCCCCAGGAGCACAAGGATTTGGAGTAGTTGTAGTAGTGGTAGTGGTATTAGTAGTAGTGGGTTGTGGTGTGGTTGGATCTGGAGGTTCTGATGTAAGTGGTGTTCCAGTGGTAGAAGAAGTACTAGTTGTTGGTTCTTGAGTTGTAGTTGGGTATATACAAGGATAAGATACGACTTGACCTTCCGTTCCGTTAAAACTAGGGAATCCTTCGTATGAACAAAGACATGTGCCATCTTGTGGGCACGAAGATGTCTTTCTCCATTGTGTATAGTAGCCTGGTTCTCCAGGGCTTTCCCAACTCCACAACCAACTACAAGAAGATGATGTGCATGTACTAAAATCCCCATAAACCTTCAGTTCTTCATTCTCTTTCCAATTTAAACTTCCATCTTTTTCTATTGCTGTATAAGAACAATCACCAAAAAGAAAAACCTCACCTTCATAAGATGGATTAATGCCCAAGCTCAGTAGATCAACACAATTAGGCATCTTTAACCCTTAAGAATTGGGTTATTATTTTTAGATTGAAAATAATTCATTTTGTACAAACCCACTTGTATATATGTAAGTACACTCATTGCTATTTAATACGGTATACTCTACAGCAACAATGGTGTCATTTGTGTAAATAATTTCATTCTGCATTAACAGTTTCCTTTTTATTCCTTTTAAGTTCATGCAACTCTCTAGTATTTAACAGTATCTGATTAAGTATGTCCATAGTGTTTTCTTGGCTTTTGACCACACTTTCTAGTCCACTTTCTAATCTATCTATAAATTTGATGTGTCTATCATGCAAAGGGAGGATGATCTTCTCACCCAACCAAGTAGATGCTCTATAGGTTGTCCAAACAAAGAATATTAAAAAACTACAAGAAACACCTAATCGTTCAATTAATAGGATAAAGTCTTTATCATCCATTGTTCTAACCCCCAAATAATGTAGTTGTGCCTACATTAAATTACACCTGTCACTCCAACTTCTGTGGCATTCTCTACTACCTTTCTTTTTTCTGCGTATATACCAGCTAAAACTGAGCGAGCTTGCCCATATTCTAGTAGAACACCAGTCATTTCTTGTATAGATGAGAAAACAACAGGCGTATTATCCATGCTAATTAGGTTAGGAAGTTCTAGGCCCAATGCTGCTGCTTCTTTTGCAAGAGAAAACACACCTACAAGAAGTGCCACATCAGAGGGGGAAATGCCTAAACGATAGCCACGACCAGAATCCCAACCAACTTTTTCTAAAGCTGCCCATTCATTATCTATATTTTGAAATGACCATGCCTTTGCTTGAGAGAGAGCATCTGGGGGTGCAGCAGCTATATAATCCCATGTTTGATCAGAGAGTTTAGATATAAATTTGCCAATTTCTGAGTCAAGTAAAACTGGCATGGTTATATTTCTTGAAACACCATCTGAATTTGTTTTAATCAGATTGATGTTATATATATCCTCTGTTGCTATTCCAGAGTTATCTATCCTATTTGTCAGTATGATACTTAAGCTTAACATTTTTGCTCCTATGCTTTTATGATGAAATTAACAACTATCGCTGGTGGAATAATCCCGAATGCGGTTCCACCTCCAGTACTGGAATTTGTAACAGTATGATTATGATTAGTGCTTTCAGTTCCAGTAGTAGTAGTATGATTATGATCTTGATTAGCTGCTTGCGTATTAGGCGTTCCATTAGCACTTCTATTATTACCATCTCTTAAGCCATATGATCCAAACGATCCCACATTTCTTCCCCAACCATGTGTGTGATCAACAGATACTCCACCACTTGTTCCTGAGTGTGTATGGGTTGCACTTTCTGTTTGCGTAGAAAAATTGTTGGCGTGAGTGTGAGAAGCCATATTAGCTTCGGATAAAGCAACTGTTTCTGCTCCTACATTTGACCCTAAAGTTCTAGTAGTTAGAGAAGTACCTGTTCCTGCACAAATTGGAATCCTGCCTCTCATATCAGGCAAAGTAAAAGTGTCATTAGAATTGCCAGCACCAAAAGTTGTTCCTATTACTTTAAATAAATCGCCATAAGCTTTTCTGCTAACAGTACTTCCATTGCATAAAAGCCATCCGTTAGGAACTACAGATCCAGCAAAAAATCTTATAACACCAATAGGAGTAATGGATGATTGTAAACCTTGAAAGGAGCTACCTTTAGGGGAGTTAGTTGGTATCGAATTATAAGAAAAAGATCCAGCCAATTTTCACCTATATCTTTATAATAAAATTAACAACTATGGATGGAGGCATAATACCAAATGCTGTTCCGCTACCCGTGTTAGAGTTGGTCATCGTGTGTGTATGAGTAGCACTTTGAGTTCCTGTTGTAGTAGCATGATCATGATTTTGCTGAATGCCACCAGTATTAGGTTGACCAGAACTACTAGCTGTTGCTGAATCAAATAATCCATACGAACCAGATGTACCCGCAGTATGACTAAAGTAGTGATTGTGATTTGTGCTTTCACCTCCACTTGTACCAGTGTGTGTATGTGTAACACTTTCTGTTCCAACTGAAGCAGTATGAGTATGAGAAGGCAAATTAGTTTCTGCTAATGTTGCTGTTTCTGCACCAACAGTTCCTGCCAATGACCTTGTAGTTAAATTAGAACCAGAACCAACACCAATGGGCATTCTACCCCTCATGTCTGGCAAAGTAAATGTACTATTAGAATTGCCAGAGCCATAAGTAGTGCCTATAATTTTAAACAAATCACTAAAAGCTATTCTGCTTACAATACTTCCATCACAAATTAACCATCCAATTGGAGCAACAGCACCAGCAAACATTTCTATTACACCAGTTGGTACGATTGGTATTTTTATAGGCTCAAACGAACTACCTTTAGGAGAATTAGTAGGTATCGCATTATAGGAAAAAGATCCAGCCAATTTTCACCTATATCTTTATGATAAAATTAACACCTATTGACGGTGGCATAATTCCAAATGGCGTTCCGCTACCTGTGTTTGAATTAGTGACTGAATGTGTATGCGTAGCACTTTGAGTTCCAAATGTAGTTGCATGAGTATGCCCAACAGAGTTTCCACCTGTTAATGGTGTTCCCGAACTGCTACCAGTAAGCGTATCTATAATACCGCTAGTAGCTCCAGTGGTTCCTATGGGTCTTCCATAACTGTGAGTATGATTTACACTTTGGCCACCGCTTGTGCCTGTGTGAGTATGGTTAGCACTTTGTGTTCCAACCGTAGCGGTATGAGTATGTGGTGGAAGATTTGTTACTGCTAATGTTACTGTCTCTGCACCCAAATTCGCCCCTAAAGTTCTGGTTGTCAAAGATGTGCCTGTTCCAGCACCTATGGGTAATCGCCCTCTCATATCTGGTAATGCAAATGTAGTATTGGAATTGCCAGCCCCATATGTAGTTCCAATAACTTTAAATAAATCGCCATAAGTCTTTCTGCTAACAGTACTTCCGTCACATATAAGCCACCCATTTGGAGCAGTAGAACCAGCAAACATTTGAATAATACCAGACGATATAGTAGTTTCTTGGACTGCTTGAAACGCAGAACCTTTTGGAGAATTGCTTGGTATCATGCCATAGTTAAACGCTCCAGCCATTAATAACTTCCCCCCATTACACAAACTTGCAATGCAGTAGTACTAGCAGTAGTAGTAACACTAACAGAGGCAAAAAGTTTAAATGTAGATGGTAAAACAAGAGGGTTAGCAAAAGTCAATGTGGTAGTAAATCCAGCAACAGTAGTCGAAGGAGTTACAGCAGTCACAAGTATTTCCGTGAATAAGAAAGCTGTAGTTCCATCCCATACCCATATGCCTACAATATTACCAGCGGTAGGTGCAGTAAAAGAAGTAGAACAAGCATTGACTTGGATGCTATCAATTCTTAGGCCATTAGTAGAAGTCGGCACAACTTCGATGATGTTAGCTGCTGCAAGACTAGCCGTTGCTGTTGGTCCTCTAGTTGTACATGCTGTTTGTGCTGCAAGTGTTTTTGCAACAAAGTATGGGGCTTGAGCGAATATTGGTGTTGCTGTCACTGGCATAGTTATAAACCTCCAAAGTTAGTTGCTAAGAAAATTGTGTCTGCGGTTCCAGTTGTTCCCTGATTTCCCTGTGATCCCTGATTTCCCTGTGATCCTTGATTGCCTTGTGACCCTTGATTACCTGTGGTTCCAACGACTCCTTGATTACCTTGGTTTCCCTGAGAACCTTGTTCTCCTTGGTTTCCTTGAAATCCTTGCTCTCCTTGATTACCTTGCGATCCCTGTTCCCCTTGGTTTCCTTGATCGCCTTGCGATCCTTGGTCACCCTGTGATCCTTGATCACCTTGTGATCCTTGATCACCTTGTGATCCTTGGTAACCTTGATCGCCCTGCCATCCTTGATCTCCCTGATGACCTTGCCAGCCTTGATGACCTTGATCACCTTGTTCGCCTTGCCAACCTTGATCGCCTTGGTGACCTTGAAATCCCTGTCTTCCTTGAAACCCTTGGTTGCCTTGATTTCCAATAATACCTTGTAACCCTTGATTTCCTTGAAAACCTTGTCTTCCTTGAAATCCTTGTTCTCCTTGAAAACCTTGATTTCCAACAATTCCTTGAAAACCTTGTCTGCCTTGAAATCCTTGAGATCCTTGAGATCCAACAGATCCTTGAACTCCTTGTTCC